CGTCGACAGAGGTTGGCGATGGCCTCCCAGACGCGCTCGTCGTTGTCCTGGGCGTCGCCGAATTCATCACCCGCGTGTTCGTAAAGGTGCGTCATCAGGAGGAGCACCGACGCCGCGATCCACGGCGGCACCGTCGTTGCCGTCCACGTCGGATCGTTCTGGCCTTTCAAGTAGTCGCGGATCGCCGCGCTCGCGGCGGTGAGCTTGTCCTGGACGAGCGCATCGTGCGCGGGGTCGACGATCCGCAGGTGCCGCTTGGCGGTGTCCAGCGTGACGAGCTCGGGTTGCCCAGGCGTCCAGGTCATCGCGGCACGTCCCGGCCTTGCTTCACCGCCAGCGTCCAGGCCTGCGCGAGCTCCCCCGGCCGCGTCGCGGTGTCGGCGTTGGCGTGATAGATGGACCCGCCCACCGTCACGCAATCGCCGCGTTCGTATTCCTTGCCCGCGACCCAGACGCCGCGATAAATCATCGCGGGCAAACGGATCGGAATTCGCATGGTGCCCCAGCCCAGCGTGATCGTCCGCTCGCCGTCATACTCGACCGTTTCGAGGCCGACGCCGTTCGCCCCGGCTGGACCGGGGACCGCCTGGGTGGCCGCGAGCGCCGCGAGCTCCGCGCGCACGCTCCCGAGCGCGCCCGCGAGCGCCTCGACTTGTTTGAGGCGCTCCACGATGGGCGCGAGCGCGTTCCGCACGACTTGTTCGAAGGCCTCGACCAGCACGGCCGGGTCATCGAGGGCGGGCAGTTCAGCCATTGATTACCTCGGTCCAATCCTTGCGGAGGAGCGCGAGCGCGAGCGCGCCCCAGGGCGCCGCGGGCGCCGCCTTGGTGCCCGCCAGGGCCGCGTCGGCAGGCGGGGCGGGCGGCGGCGGCGGGGCAGGCGCGGGCGGCGGCGCGGGGGCGACCAGTGGGCTATTCCGGTCGCGCTCGTCGAGCGCCGCCAGCGAATAGTTCTGCTGTTGCATGTAAGGCGTCGCGCCGCCCTGGACCGAGCCGAGCCCGAAGTATTTTTTGCGCGCCTCGTTCGGCGCCATCGCGCCCGACCCAATCGCCTCTGACGCCGCTTTCGTTTTCGTCGCGGTGTCCATGTAGATCAGATCGTCGATGTCGAACTCGGTCCCGTAGGACGTGCCGCCGAGCGCGAGGCCTTCGTCGAGCGCGTTCTCGCACGAGGTGATGTGCGTTTGAATGCACTGCGAGTAGTACTGCTGTTGCATCGGTTCGACGGAGGCGAACGGGGGATAGGGCCCGACGCCGACCATGAACGCGGGCACGTGGAAACACGCACAGACAGTTTCCGCGGTCCACCGCAACTGTTCGATCAGTTGCGCGTCGGCCGCGTTGACCGTCATGGCCTCGTATTTCAGCCCGTCGCCCAGGACCGCGACTTTGCCGACGTTGGCGCCGGTGAAATTGGTGTCCCAGTATTCCTTCAACCGTTGCGCCGTCTCGTCACCAATCGCGCCAGGCGCGGTCAACACGCCGCCTGGGGTCGCGCCGCCCGAGAAGAATTTGTTGGAGGTCTGCTGCATCACGAGGCCTTGCGTCGCGGAGAGTCCGCACGCATACAACGGCGTGATGCCGACCAGCGGGTGGAACAAACAAATCATGCGGTCGTGCATGATCTCGGAGGCGGGCACGAACACCGCGCCGCTCTCCATCGTCGCCAGGCCCAGGCCCGCGAGGTCATCGCGCCGCAGTTCGTAATAGACCGCGCCATCGGGCGCGACCATCGGCGTGACCTTCGTCGGGTCGAGGACATAGCCCGCCTTGACCGCGCCGCCCTCGCCGCGTTCGAGGAGCACGTAGGTATTCCCCGCGACGAGTTTCGAGGTCATCCACTGTTCGATGAACTTTTGCGTCGTCTGGTAGCGGTTCGGTTTCTGCAGGAAGGGCGAATACTTCGGGTGCGTCGTCTCGTGCCAGATCCCCTCGGCGTCCTGCTGCACCAGGCGGAGCGCGAGTTTCGCAATGTCCTGGGCGATCAGCGTGACGCAGGAATAGACCGCGACATTCGACAGCGCCGTCGGCGCGGAGATTTCCTCGTTGTTTTGCCACGCGCCTGTGTAGGGTTCCCGAATGATCGGAAACCAACCGCCGCGGCGCCCTCCGCCGTCCACCGGACGGAGAGGCGCCGCGCGTTGGTAGCCGAACCACGAAGAAACCTTGTCGAGGAACGGCACGGCCGCTCCGCTACTTCGGTTCGGGCGTCGCGGGCAGCGAGTTATCCGGGACGAGAATCAACCCGTAGCACTGCAGCCACTTGACGATGAACCGCGCCCCTGGAGCGATGGCAATCGGGTGCGACGGGCGAGCGCCGCCACCGGGCAGGCCCTGATCGGGCGCGGGCGGCGCACCGGGCAGGCCCTGATCGGGACGCCCAGGCGACGGCGGCAGACCGTGATCGGGTCGCGTCGGATCGAAGGGAAACACGGGCAACTGCACGGCGCCAGGCGGGAGGCCCTGCGATGGGTAGGTGGGCGACCCCGGCAGTGTGTTGTCGGGCGCGCCGCCGCCGCCGTCGATGAACGAGATCATGGCAAGTCGTGAATTCATTGGTGCTCCTGCTGGGTTGCGAGTGGTCGAGTGGTCGAGTGATCGAAAACGCTTCGAGGGCGCGCGGTTCCCAGAGGCCGCGCGCCCCCGAACGGCGCGAGAACTATTCCCGCGCGCCGCCGCGGGCGAGCGCGGGCGGTTCAACGCCGGTCGGCGCAGGCCACGCAGTCGCCGTCAGGTATTTCACCGCGTTCGCGTTGGCGCGTTGCCAGTTCGCGTAGCGTTCCGCGCGCAGGCCGACCGTGTTCGTCTGCCAGAGCGACACGTAGACGGTCGTCGCATCGGCGGGCGACATCGGCGCGCTGTCCATCTGCAGCGAGGCCTCACGCGAGGCGTCAATCGTGACGCCGCCCTCATCGGCATACAGAATCAACTGCGGTTGGAGCGCGATCACATTCGCGCCCGCCGCTTGACTCGTGATGAACGTCAGGCCTTTGTAGGTCCCGCCTGTGATGGAGATCCCTGGGAACTGCGGAGAGCCGTCGAGGTTCGTCCGGAATGACAACCCGAGCGCGTTCGACGCCGACATGATGAACGTCACGCCGTCGACCGCGATGTTGTTCGTCGCAAAGTGGTTGATCAGTCCGATGATGTCCGCGAGCGGATTCGTCGTCGCGGCGGAGGTCGGCGCGCCGTTGGTGATCGCCGCGGGATTGACGCCCGCGACCGCGGCCACGGCCGGGTCGATGAACTGCGCGTCGAGGAACTGCGCGATCCCCGCGATCATGTCCTTGCGGACGATGTCCTCCGCCGATGGACTGGAGAGGCGCACGAGCTCCTCGGTGAGCACGATGATCCCCGCGGCCTTCGAGATCCCGAGACTCGCGGTGGTGAACGCGAGTTTGGTCACCGGCTTGGGTTTCGCTTCGCCCACCCACCCGTAGGTGCCGCCGCCCGACTGGGCCGGGACTTTCGTGTTGAACGGCACCTGCCGCATGTTCGGGATCTTGCCGAGAATCGTCGCGGGGCGGAGCAACTCGAGGAACTCGTTGGCGATCTGCTGATTCACGAGCGGCGCCGCCCAGGTCGCGTCGGTCACCGTGCCGGGGGCAATCGCCGCTTTCAGATAGAGCGCGACTTCTGGCGTGGTCGCGTCCCACCGCTTGGCGTATTCCGCCGCCTCGTGGAGGTTGCCGTTGCAGACGAGTTTCGCGCACGCGGTCCGCACGAACGCGGTCCCGAGCGGCAGGTTCGACTTCACCGAGACGACAGGCACACGCGCGGGCGTGGTGGTGCTCGGCGTGACGCGCGTCGCCGACGAGGCCATCAGCCGGTCGAGCTCGCGGAAGCGGATCAGGTGATCGTCGATGCCCTTCACTTCCAGGGCGAGGCCGTCATACGCGTCGCGTTTGTCTTCGGGCAGGGTCGTCTCCGACGCGTCGGCCATCAGCGCGGCCATCTGCGCGACTTTGGCGGCGCGGGAATTTTCGAACTGGTGAATCTGTTCTTGTGTGGTCATGCGGGCCGCGCTCCTGCGCGCGGGAATCGAGGAACGGTCCGGATCGCCGGAGAGAGTGGGGCCCATCGCGGCCAGAACTGCCGCGTCCAGCGACTTGATCACGTCGATGGTCGCGTGAAGGTTGGCGGGCACGGTCACCAGCGACAGTTCGCAAATTTCCGTGCGCGTGAACCGGCGCCCGCCCGATTTCAGAATTTCGACGCCGCCCGCGAGCGGGCGATAGCCCACCGACACGCCCAGGACGAGGCCCGCCTGGATCGACTGCCAGGCCTCGTCGACGCGGTCGCGGAGCGGGCCCGCGTCGGGCACGGTCGGAATCGTTGCGTCAAACCGAATGCCCTCGCGCGTCGGCGCGTGCAGCGTCGCGACGCCGATGGGCCGTTCGCGGTCGTGATGCCAGAGGAGCGGAATCGGGTTGGTGAACTGCGCGCCGAAGGGGTCGAGTTCGTCACCAGCGCGGTCAGGGGC